GAATAATTTATAAGTAAAGATATTTTTTTTCAATTTTCGTTTTTTTCAATCAAATTAAAATCTCTGCTTTTTATTATTTCATGGGTAAAGGCGGAGCTAATCCATATCCTTTATGGTGGGCAAGTTCTGATGAAGAAGTTGTAAAAGACAAACCTAACAACCCTAAAAAAGAACGTAAAAAATATAATACTGATGATATTTATAAAAGTCAAAAAGAGAAGGAAAAAGAATACTGGGACAAATACTATGCACAAAAATCCTGGTCTCAAAGACGTAGAGAGTTTGAAAAACAATTTAGGGAAGATTTTTTAAATGGAAAATACTTTCAAGAGCCTGATAGCGAAGAGAATCATTTTTGTGATCCTACAAATAATGACATCCACCCAGTTTTTAAAATTAAGAAATCTTCATCAGAAGAAGATTTTAGAAAAGCTTATCGTAAACTAATTCTTCAAAATCACCCAGACAAAGGCGGTGATAGTAAAGTTTTTATAAATATTCAAGAAGCGTGGGAAAGAATAAAACTTCATTTTGCTTCTTGATTAAGATTATCTTTTAAGACGCTGAAAGGTCTATCCATAGCTTTCTCTAACATTCTATCATATTTATCACTAACTATAGTTTCACTACTTTCTACAAGATTTTCATATTCATCTTCATGAAATGTATAAAATATGTCTGAAACCCTATTAATATAATTACTATCTCTTTTATAGAAGTTAATGAATATTTTTTCACATTCTTCAATAACTTCATCCATTTTATCCCAGAAAGTATCAAGCCTTTGTTCATCTGTTTCCATATTTTCATAATCTTGAAAGATTGTATTTTTTGTTTTGATTACAGGTTTCTCTTCTTGTACTTTCTTCTTAGGCTCAGTTTTTTTCTCTGGCTTAGGTTCAGGCTTAGGCTCAGGCTCAGGTTCAGTTTTTTTCTCAGGCTTAGGCTCAGGCTTAGGCTCAGGTTTTTTCTCTTCTGTATTTTCATATCGTGCTAGTTTTTCTTTGAGCATTTTATTTTCTTCCATTAGTTGTTTAATAATTTTATCTTTTTCATCTAATTTGTCATTCATTTCATTTGCTTTATCTGAGCCGTTGTAATTAATTGACATAAGCCATTCTTTTTGTTTATTTTTATGATGGTTAATCTGCTTAAGTCGCCATAAAATAAATTGTCTGTATTTAGGCGAGTTGTCAGGGCGTTCAACTAAAATAAGCTGTTTTAATTGTCTTTTATAACACTTTTTAGCGTTAGGATTTTTAAAAGCCATAGTGTTAATATATTCAGTTAAAATCTTATTGAATTGTTTATCAAAATCATAGTCAAAACCCTTGTATGGTTTCAGAGAATAGTAAGCATTAATTTCTTCATCAGTAATATTATCATGATTGAGAGATTTAGGAATTGTTGACATTATTATATATACTTAAGTTTACATATTAAATTATCTTTAAATAGAGAGTGTCAATCAGAGACACCCATACAATTATATGTAATCATATAGACGTATTATAGAGAGCTTATTTTATAGTGGGTGTTAATGAGAGACACCTTTATAATATTTAAAAATCGCGATTTTTAAGCGAAGCATACTAACGTTAAACAATTAATATTTTGATTTCTTTTCCACAGGATAGCTTCGCTTTTTCTTTGATTTCTTTTGATTCATATCAAAGATTTGTTTAGGATTTATTTTGTCAGGCTTGATTGCTTTTTCAACATCATGCTGTAAACCTTTTTTATAATTAGGGGTTTTAGTATTCATAGGCTTCATAGTTGTCTTTTTCTTGTACGGCATTTATATTATATTTTATTTTAATTTATTTTTATCAATAAATAAAATATCATAATTATTATAAAATGTCTTTAGTTATATGTTCTAATCAGATTGCAGACGGAACTGCTGAACGTCAAAATCAATCTATTTACAACGCATGGAGTTTCAGAAATCAATTAACTTCAACTTATAAAATCCCTGCTAATGCTCAAGTCGCTCTTCAAAGTGTAAAAGTAAATGTTGATGGTCGTATTGTTTTATCTCGTCAGAATAATGTATTTTATCAATATTTTGGAAAGAAACTTAATCTAGATGGAGCTAGTGAGCCACAGATTGAAGATACGCCATATCATCCTTTAAGGGTTGCTTTACTCAGAAGGACAGAAGTTAATACAGCTGTGAAAGAGTTTACTTTATCAGATTTCGCAAATAGACTGGGAGACCGCATGAGCGATAGTATTTATCATCCTAATTTACAGGATAAAACAAAAGTTGAACTTTTAAGGAATGCTTCAGGATTAGATTTCTTAGGTTATAAAATTACTCAGGATCAATATTTATCTGCTTCAAATGTAAATGGTTCTCTTACAAACGCTGAAAATCATTGGGATAATAGTAATGAAGCTCGTAATGGCTTAGGTGAATGGACTTATTCATCAAATGTTTTAACAAGAAACGCAAGTCTTGATAGGACTTTTCCTGCTGTTGCGATTCTTCCTGACAATCCTTTATCTCTTTCAGATGGAGAGATGCTTGTAAATATTTCAGGGTCTGGAGCTGATGCGAATGCGTCAGGGGCTGCTGTTCCTTTTCAAGTGGGATTAAGTAGATATTTCAATAATGCTACAGAAGCTGGATTTTATCATCCCTATTATTATGATGATAGTTTTGATTCTGACATGGACATAGGTGAAAGTGGATATATGGATTTTGCAGTTGGTAGAAATGATTTTGGGCAATTAATTTGTTATCATACAGCGTGGGATCAAGCACGTGGAAAAACAAGAAGATATGAAATTAAATACTGGGAAAATGCTTCATCCAGTTTTTCTGCTTTGGGTGATAGAAAAGATATGGATGATGAAAAATATGAAAAGGTTAGATTTACAGCGAAGGGAGAAACTATGAAAGCAGAAATATATAATGCTTCAGGGTCAGCATGGGAAACTATTACTGAATATTCAGGAGCAGCCACAGCAGCTAATAAAGATGCTCAATTTAATCCTATTCATCAAGCTTGCTGGTGTCTTCATCCTGTATTACAAATAGGAGCAACTAACACAAAGCAAAATGCTAAATTACATATTGAACATATTAAAACTCCACCTATTCAAGAATATGATGTCAAGGAAAAGAATAGATCAGGATGGTGGGAAACTATGGATTTACTAGGAACTCAGAGATGGTGTAGAGCTATAGAAAGTAGAGCAATTTTAGACACAAGTAATACAGCTGCTTTGTATACTCAAGTAGGCGTTAATGCTGGGTCTGGGAATAGAATCACAGGATTAAATAATGTTCTGATACTTGAGCAGAGTGATATTTATAAACCTTCTCGCGGTGCGAATGCTCGTCAGAGTTTAGGTTTCAATTCTGGTGTTGTTGATACTCCTGATAATTTCAACCCTACTGAGTTTCATTCAAACTTTGCTCCTTCATTAGTTTCATCTCAAGCCATGTTTGTAAGATTAGATAATTTCAATCAAAGAGTTGTTAATGCTTTGACTGGTAATAAATCTCAAATTATAGGACATCTCCCACGTTTTGATGCTACACAAACAACAGGAAGATTATATTTTGAACCTAATAACTTTGTATGGATTGATTTAGATAATCCTAATGAGATTTCAGTTTCAGATTTCAATATTTCATTCTGTTATTCTAATGAACAATATGCAACAATCTTAACAGGTCAATCAATAGTTGTTTTATATTTTAGGAAGAAGCCACAAGAATTAATGTAAATAGATTAAATGTTTAATTTTTTTTCTTAATTTTTTAATAATTTTTAATTATTTTTAATAATTTATAGAAATATTTTCTGTATATTATTATAAAAATGAATAGAAAACTTCCCCCACGCATTCAATTTGACTTTCAAGAAGATATCCCTAAACAAGAAATTAATGAAGGTGGGACAACTATTGACCTAGAAGAAGAAGAAGACTTTGATAGTTATGAAGCAGAGATGGCTGCTAAGATGCCTGAGATAGTAGAGAAACCTAAACCAGTCAAAGAAGATATTTTTGATTTACCTAATTTAGCTGTAAAACCTGATTATTTAGATATTGCTGATCCCCCTGAAGTTCCCCCTGTTGAAGCAACACCTACGACTAGACCTGCTAAGCAAAAGAAAGCACGTAAACCTATGTCTGAAGAACATAAAGCAAAGTTAGCACTTGCAAGAGAAAAGGCTATGGCTGTACGCAAAGCAAAAGCAGAAGAAAGAAAAGCCATGAAAGAAGTTGAAACAAAAACTAAACAATTAAGACAAAAGAAGAAAATTAAAGAAATGAAAGAATTAGAAGAAGAAGTTAATGATGAACCTAAACCTGTAAAAACTTCTTCACTTTCAGAGCCTTCTTATCCTGTTCCTACAATAACTAAAAAGGATTTAGAAGAAGCACAATTTGAAGCAATTTCAAAATATGAAACATTAAGGAAAGCAAGAAAGGAAGAAAAGAGAAAGCAACAAGCTATTGAGAAATCAAGAAAGGATTTAGTTGATAAACTGAAACCCACAGGCTATAGATACAGGGATGGCTCAAATAGATGGGATGCTTGTTATTAATTAAGGTGTTAATGATTGACACCTATACATTTATAAGAGTTCTATAGATATCATTTCTATATGAGTATTTTATAGCAGGTGTCTCTGATTGACACCATAAATATATTTCGTTTTAAAAATGTAATTCGTTTAAAAATAATATATAATTTAGATTATAAAATATAATGAAATCATGTTTAGTTTTAGGAAATGGAAGCTCTTTGAAAGATTTTGATTTTAATAATATTACAGGAGACTGGATTGGTTGTTGTTTAGCTTTTCGCTATTGGGATAAGATAAATAAATATCCTGATTATTATGTTAACGTTGATGAAGTTGTTTGTCAAAATCCTGAAGTAATTGATTTCATAAAAAAAGATAAATGCAAGATGTATTTAGTCAGTCAGTCAATTCAGAAAGTATGGAAAGATTATCCTAAAGACAAAATCATTTTTATTGAGCATTTAATGTGTGATCCTAGAAGTATTTTCAAATATATCAGAAACTGGTGTTCTGGTTCAGCTTCTGTTGTTTTAGCTTTAGATTTATATGAAGATATACATATCGCAGGCTTTGATTGTGATTATGTTGAGTTTATCCCTGAATGTGAAAAATTAGATGACGGAACATTAAGAATTGTAAAAACTCCTAAAAATAATCCTAATTACTTTTTTAATGATTATCAAAGGCAAGGAGATAAATATAATGTTCCTAATGGAAAAAGAGTTCATCTTCAATCATGGAAAGAGCTAAGTGAAATAAACCGCCATCTATCTGTTATGTTTCCTGAATGCAAAAGAAAGATTACAAATTATAATAATAAGAAATCTATATCAGAATATTTTGAAACTAAATCATTAAATTGTTTAGGGTGTCAATCAGAGACACCTTCAGAAAAATCAAGAATAGCTTTTTGTGTTCCTTCAACAAGTAATAAAAAGAACTGGACAACATTAGAAGAAAGTTATTTATTTAGTATTCTTTTACCTTCATTAGAAATATTATCTGATTTCAATATTGAAGTTTATATTGGTTATGATCATGATGATGAATTATATTCAACTATTAAACTTCCTAGTACCTACGGCAATAAAGATATAAAATTAAAATGGTTTTCTTTTGATTCAACTCATAAAGGTAATCCTTGCAAAATATGGAATAACTTAACAAAGAGAGCTATTGATGATGGAATTGAATATATACAAATAGGCGGAGATGATATCATGTATGATGGAAGAAAAGAATGGCTGGGAAAGTTTATTAAATTATTGAAGAAAAATAATAATGTGGGATATTCAGCTGGGTTCAGTAATAATGAAAATATACCCACACAATTTTTAATTCATAAAAAACATTTCAATCATTTTGGTTGGGTTTTCCCCCCACAAATACATAATTGGTTTTGCGATGATTTCCTTTATGGATTATATAAAAATCAAGGCTCATGGGTTAAGGAATATAAACATCATAATTTAGGCGGAGAACCTAGATACACTCCTAATAATGATAAGAAACTTTGTGAAATGTTAATCAAAAGACACAGAAAAAAATTAAAGAGTTTAAATTAAAAAAATAAAATATTAATCAATATAAATGTTAAAAGTTTTAGAATTATTTTCAGGGACTAAATCTGTTGGAAAAGTATGCGATCAATTAGGATTTGAATCAGTTTCAGTTGATTTAATTTTACCAGCTGACCATCAAGTTGATATTATGGATTTTGATTATAAACAATATCCTAAAGATTATTTTGATATTGTCTGGGCTTCTCCACCTTGTACAAATTATTCTAAGCTTCAAGATGCGTGGATTGGTAGAATGAGAAAAGGTAAACTATATACAAAAGAATTACAAGAAGAAGAAATGAAAGAAGATGATAAATTAGTTTTAAAAACTTTTGAGATAATAAATTATTTTAATCCTGAATATTGGTTTATTGAAAACCCAGCAACAAGCAGAATGAAAGATAGACCTTTCATGAAAGATAAACCTTTTTATAATGTTGATTATTGTATGTATTCAGACTGGGGATATAGAAAGAGAACAAGGATATGGACTAATAAGGAAGGCTGGAACAATAAACTTTGCGATGGTTCAGGAGCTTGTGGGAATATGGTTGATACTCAACATAAGAAAGTTTTAGGGAATGGATATGAAATGATAGATGGAAAAAAAGTTTTAGTAAATACTAAAGCTAAAAGATTACTTCATAAAACTAATTTAGGAAATACTGAAAGAAAACAAAAAACTATGGGAAATGGAACAACTCAATTAGATAGATACAGAATACCAGAAGAACTTATTTTAAGTTTATTTTTAGATTAAAAAAATAAAATATCATATAAAATATATAAATGCCTAAAAAGTGTCCTAAAGGTCATGCGGTTTGTAAATGCGACATGAAGAAAAAATCAATTCCTAAGGTTTTGAAAGTCAAGGATGAAGACCCTAATGAAAACTTTGATGATATCCACCCTAACTTAATGGCTATGCCCAGTCTAACTTTGATAATTGGCTCAGTTCGCTCAGGTAAGAGTAATTTACTCGTAAATTATTTTTGCAATCCTGATTTTTATAAAGATAAGTTTGATGTTGTAAAGTTTATATCAACTACGTTACACACAGATAATAAGGGAAAAATATTAAGTAAACATTTTGATTGTATAGATCATTATGAAGATGGAATTATTGAAGAGATAAAAAAAGAACAAGGTAAATATGATAAAAGTGAAAGACCCACATATGCTTTAGTTATGGATGATGTTTTAACAAAAGATTTTAAAAAGGGAAATCAAGTAAGTTTTTTCTCAACGCGATTCAGACATTATATTGATTTCTATATTATTGCGGTTCAAAGTTTCAGGGCTGTGTCTGGAATGATTAGAAATAATGCAACTGATGTAATTATATGTAAACAACAAAATCAAAAAGAACTAGAAAAGATAGCGGAAGAATATGGGGATATGGTTGGCGGTCATGATAATTTTATGAAACTTTATGATGAAGCCCATAAAGATAGATATTCATTTTTATATTTGAAATTATCTGAAAATCCAGCTGAAGCGTACATCAGACACGAGAGAAAAATATATCCTACAAGAGATAGTGATGAAGCTGAAGAATTAGAAATTGATGATATATAAAATTATTTTTTTTGTAAATAGATTAAAATATTCTTATAATTATAAAATGGATTTATATGGAACTTCTGGACAAGCTATTGCTCAAGGCAATATGAGAACTCAGAGCGTTAGAGATTTAAATGATAAAATACGTCAACATAATCAAGAAGTAGCTGATAGAATTACAGGATTACAACAAGGATTAAAAACTTCTGATACAATTAAAGCTGCTTTAGACACAGGAAAAACTCTCTGGGAAGGTTCAAAAATGCCTGGGGCTATTCAGACATATAATGAATGGAGAGCAGATAAGGCGAAGAACGCGGCTAAGGGTTCTAATCCTGATACAGCCGCAAATAATACACTTAGGGAAAATGCGACACAAGGAGACCCCATGAGACAAGCGATGGGAGAGAATAATTTAACGGCAGCAGCTGGAGAAGAAGTAAGGGCAGAAGGTTCGCCTGCTGGGGCTTCATTATCTGAAGAAGCTGAAAGCGTAGCAGGTTCTAAAGGTAAACTTCAAAATGGAATGGAAAGTCTTTTAGAAGATGGACTTACAGAAGATGGAGTTGCTAAACTGGGGAAAGCCGCTGGGGCTATTGGTGGAGTTGCTACGATGGGAATGGATTTATACCAGGATTTTAAGGGTGGAAAAGGTTTTCATCTTGCTGGAGATAATTGGGAAGAAAAGACTGGAAATGCTTTATCTCTTGCTGGGTCAGCTGCTGATATAATTGGAACTTTCTATCCCCCAGCTGCAATTATTGGGGGAGTTGTTGACCTTGCTTCATCTGCTTTTGATGCTATAGGTTCTAAAGTTGAAGAAGATAAACAAAGTGATGAGTTAAAACAAGAGCAACAAAAGGAAACAGTCCAGGAAGTTTCAGCTCCAGTTCAACAAACAATTACAACAGGAAGAACTCAATAATTAAAAAATAACTTTTTTGATTTTTTTTTTTATTTATTTTATATCTGTATAAGTTTATAAAATATGTCTGCTTATTGGTCTGCTGATGATAGTGTCCGCGTCGGTGAAACAAAGATTTCTGTTCCTAGTGAAAATGGGCTTGATTACAACCCAGGGCAGAAGATACAAATATTCCTTGACCCATCCACAAAATACATGGATGGGCGAGACACGTATTTACAATTTAACATAAGTTTATCGCTTCCTTCTGGTAAGGCTCCTACTCGCCTTCAGCTTGATAAATGCTCTTCTGTTTTAATCAAAAATATTAGGGTGTATGATGGTTCGCGTGGTCAGCTTCTAGAAGAGATTTCTGACTACTCAACTTATGTTGCTGTAAAATATGATTATGATAAAGATAATAGTGTTGAAAACATGAGAGCATTAAAGGAAGGTTGCTCTGTTCATACTCCTGAAAATCGTGGAACTCAGGGAACTAGTAAATCTGCTATGGCGAATACTATAACTAATCCTTATTTTAAGTCAACAACTGGAAATCAAATTACGCCTTTTACAAATACTGATTTCCTAAAGGCTAAGGTTTGTATTCCGCTCCATACTGGTATTTTTGCTAATTCTGATACAATTTTCCCAGTTGGTATGACAAATGGATTATATATTGAAATTGATTTAGCACAAGCTGAAGATGTTGTTAAGCAGTTAGATAGTGTCCTTCGTGATGTAAGAACTCCACTCAATCCACACTTCCATAGTTTAAATGGTTCTTCTGCTCCTAACAACTGGGCTGCTGGAACAGCTACTACTAAGGTTTACATAGATACTGAAAACAACCTTAAAGGTGCTGATAGAGTTTCAAGGTTTCCATTTGTAGTAGGTGAAAAGTTTAAGTTCTGTAAGGCTGCGAATAATGCTTCAGGTTCTGCGTTTCATGGAGATGTTCCGCTAACTATTTCAGCTATCAATCTATCGGCTGCGGCTAATGCTTCTGCTGGTCTTATTGAAGTTCAATTTCAAAATGCTTCTGTCAAGGCTGGTGCTGATACAATCAATAGTGATTATGTTATGTATTCTACATCTGTTGCTGAAGAGAGTTCTTATGATGTTTCTTACAAGGTTTCAAATGTCAATCTAATTGTTTCTCGTGTTCAGCTTGATCCAGGATATGAGCGTGGAATGATTCAGAAGGTTAGAGAAGGTAAGGCTATTGAGTTTGATATTCATTCTCTTACAAATTATAAGCATAGTATTCTTGCGTCTGATAGACAAATTACTTTCCAGGTTTTTGCTCAGAATAGCAGGGCAAAGAGTTTGTTAGTTGTTCCGCAGGATAGTAGTGTTTACACATCTGCTCAAAAGATTTCTGCTTCTGGTACTTATGTTATTAAGGGTTCTAATTATTCTGTTGCTCCTGCTACTATCGCAAAGAACCCAGAAGATACATGCTTAGCTTCTAACCGCACAGCATACACAGGAATATGCGACCAGCTTTCTTCAATTCAATTTACGCTAAATGGAAAGCGTGTTCCATCGCGTGAAATCTCTACAAAGAAGATTGCAACTAAGAAATCCATAGATGCTTACCATATCTATGAAATTGAAAAAGTATTAGATAATTCTATGATCCAGCCTAGGAGTTTCAGCGAGTTCAATAATAACTTTATTTTTGGACGCGGTTTCTCTGCTGGTGGTCAGAATGGTGTAATGGATTTACGTGGTAAGGATTTAGCAGTCAATCTTAAGTATCTGACTGATACCGCACCTGACAAGCCTAAGCTCTTCCAGAGTTTTGTATTCCACCTAAGGCGTTTAGTTGTTCGTGAAGGTTCTGTTGAAGTAATCATGTAATCAATAAATATTTATCCTATTCATAATTTCTTTTTTTATATCAGAATAACCTTCTTTTTGTGTCGCAAAAGTTTCATTATGACAAATACATTTATAATCTTTGAAAAGTTTATTCCAGTAAATATCTAAATTATTATCTCTAGATTTTCCTTTTTTTAATCTTGATTCAATTCCTTCTTGTAAATTATTTATTAAATCATTATAAAGAGTATTTTTTACAAGATGCCCAGATGTCCATTCAGCTTGATAAACTCTACTAAAATTGTGATTTATCTTTTCTCGTTTCTTGATTAAATTACAAAGTAAAAGAATATCATATTCTAATTTTTTTATTTCATTTTTTTTAGCAAACAATAAATTATTTTGTTTCAAATGTTTTATTTGTTTCTTTGATAGTTCAGATTTATCCTTTATTTTTTCAGGGGTGTTAATGATTGACCCATAAGAATATTTCTCAGGTAATTTTATATTATTGAAATTATTATTTTTATAAAACATGAAATCATCTTCAAGAATAATAACTTTATCTAACTTTCTAGCTCTTGCTATTTGTAAACATATAATATGAGATTTTGCACATCCTATATATCCATCTTCATGTTTAATAGCTGAAACTCTTTCATAATCATAACCTTGTAAAAGTTTTTCCATATGTTCGCGTCTGTCTTTTCTTTCATCAAGATTGATGTAAAGTATTTTAGGAATTGATTTAGGTTTTCTTTCATAAACAACATGAAAATCTTTATTTGAATAAACTTTCTGAAATCCTAAATTAAAAAACTCTTTTTCAAGATAATCATAATTACAATAATCTGATCTATCTTTTTCTATGATAATGAGCCTTAAATTATCAAAAAGATTTTTGTTTTCATTATAAAAGGTTTCTAAAAATCCTTCGCAATCAGCAAATAATACATTAAAAGGTTCTTCAGGTAAAGAATAGTTAGGGGGATCAGTTATTGACCCACCCTTACAAGTAAAGGCTGCCCAGTCATTATTATCAGGAAAGTTTCTACTATCCTTGATTATTTTAAGTTTATTTTTGCTGATAGTTCCTTTAATAATATTAAAATGACAATTATTATTTTTCTTATTTTTTTCTAATGCTTCCCATACTCTAATATCTGGTTCAACTGAATATTGATGAGTTTTATTTTTTAGCTTAGAATTAATTGCACATGAAACTCCGCCATATCTTGCTCCTAATTCTAAAACAAAATCATCAGATTTAATATATTCTTTTGCTAATTTTATTTCAACTGATTCATATCGTTGATAATTTACTTTTTCATTTTTTTCGTTTACAAAGTTCATTATATTATAAAAATATTTTATTTATTTTTGTTTCTAATATTTTATATTTTATTTAGTATAAAAATATGAGTTCTCGTTATATTGAAATTAGACCTGATAATATCCCAGCTGATGGTAAAATCTCTTTCAAAAATGGTTTCCCTGTACTATCTTTTACTATTTCCGCTCAGAGTGGAATGTTAGATCCACGTTCTATCAGAATTGTAGGAGATTTCGCAGCTTACAAGGATAACCTTGCTACTCCCACTCCATTAACTAATGGAGACCATATTACTATGAATAGTCGCTTAGGTATTTACAATTTATTTGATACGTTAACTATTCGCTCTCAGCGTTCAAAGATGATTTGTGAGAGCATTAGACATTATGCAAAATACATGAACACCTATATGGCTTTAACTTCGTCTGCTCTTGGAGACCAGCTAGGTCATCTTTCTCAGACTTGTTTAATTCAACCTAATCCCACAACTTTCAGAAAATCAGTAATGGAAAGTCCTACAACTTCTGTGGCTCAGACTAACTCTTTTTCTGCCCACATTCCTTGCGGTTTTATTCAGTCTGGTAATATGGTTGATTTACGCCCTGATGCTTTTGGTGGAATTGTTATTGAGTTTTTACTTCAGCCTGATAGTAATGTTCTTTTCCAGTTAGCTGGAGATACTACTGGGATTGGGGACGCACACTATGAATTATCTAACCTTAAGCTAACCTGTGAAATACAAGACCCAGGAGACACGCCACCAGCACCTGAAGGAACTATGGATTTTAATACTATTACATCTCTCTATACTTCAATTAATTCTACTAATGCTCAGATACAATATTCTCTTGCTCTGCGTCAAGTTCATTCAGCATTTATGACTTTCATGCCTGTATCTAATATTAATACGTTAACAAATGATGGACAGGCTACAACTTACCCATCTGGTGTGGGTTCAAGTAAAACTGCACTCGCTAAAATCAAGAGAGTTCAGTTTCTCAAGGGGGGTGTCAAATATCCAGCAGATTTTGACTATGTAGCAAATACAGAAGAGACTGGGAATGAACTTTCGCAACTCCCTGATCCCCTTATTGTTAAGGGTTTAGTTGATGCTCTTGTTCCAGCATATGGAATGGGTCGTTCTTCTGCTTCTCCTGCTAACATGAATAGAAACTATAATATGACTACAAGCATAGCTGGCGAGTTTTCATACAACAATATCCCACTAGGTGGGTCTATTATGGGCTTAGGTGTTAAGTATGGTTTAGGCGGTGGCGAAGATTTCTCTATGGAGCAATTTGGTGTGAGTATTGATAGCGAACTTACAGCAGATAATCCTATCGGTGTTTATATTTTCATCAAGTCTGCGGCTCAACTTGTATACAACAGAAATGGAGTTCAGCTTAGTCAGTAAGTAATATCATAGATTGCTAAAGCTTATCATAGATTGCTAAAGCTTATTATCTATACCTTAATTTTTGATTTTTTTTTTGTTTATTTTATATCTTTGTAAGGTTATAAAATAATGGACGTTGAAAGCGATACACAGCCACCGCCACCCACTCAATCAAGTGCTAAGCCCCTTGTCGGTCAGGATGATGGACGAACTCCTGATTTTCTCATGCTCCAGTCTATTCCTGTGAATTATGTACAGCAGTTAGAGACTGATTTGCTTGAGCCAGTTGTATTTAATCAGGGAACTGCAACTTCTGATGGTTTCTGCCGTTTTACTCTACAGAATAAGGGTTTCCTTCATTCTCATTCTAAGATTTTCCTTTCTCTGAAACTTGCTTCAGGAGCTAATGATAGTTCTTTCCCTATGCCCCACGTAGGAATAGGTCAAGTTGTAAAGAAGGCTGTTTTGAAGATAGGAAATAAAGCAATTAATGAAATTGATTCATGGCGTCATCTTTTCTCAGTTAAGTCTGCTCTAATTACAAATGAAAATAACCTTGAACGTGAACTTTATATGACTGGTCGCGGTATGGCTCATGATTTCAATTATACTCTAGGCTCTCGTTTTGAAGCTGCTGGATATGGTTTAGATAATGGGCTTGAGATAGAACAGACAGAAACAGGAACTCTAACAAATAGAAATATTCCTGAGTGGTTGCGTGTTAGTACTGATGAAAAAACAAATCCATCTCTTGCTATTGATTTATCTGATTTATTCCCCTTCCTAAAAGTTCATCAGCTTCCGCTTTACATGATTAATGAGCCTATTAATATTGAATTAACTTTCTACCCCCAGAAGGGTCAACGTATTCAGATTAAGGAAGGTTCTACTGCTGATATCAACTGCGAAATTGTAAGGGATGAACTTAAGTTCTGTGCTGATTACATTTTCTATGGTGCTACTGATGAGATGGAAAGATACCAGAACGCAAATCCAGAGATTAACTTTTCATTTGTTGATTATCGTGTAGTAGAACACAGCACAACTCAGGCGGCTGTTCGTCAGAGTGTTGTTCGCAATCTAGGTATGGCTAATCGCCTTGTTCCACGTGTTATTACTATGCTTAGTGATAGTAGTGTAAGTGAAGATGGTTTACTGGGTGAAGTTAATGCTCTGTCTCCGCTTGTTAATGCTTCTGGTGTTGTGGGGGCTACAACTAAGACAGCCTACAATCTCAAATATAATGATAGATTTGAATACACTACGGCGATTGATAATAACGCAAGGCTATTTAGTGAATTAACACATTCTGAAGGTATCCCCTTCATTACTCGTCAAGAGTTCTCAGATGAATGTAAGTATGGCGGTATTAATGCTTCTTATGCTGGTCATGACCAGGATGCAGAGCTTACTGGTCAATTCTTTTACATAGGAACTAAGCTAACAAATGGGCGAGTGGGTCAACGTGGTATTGATTTATACATTACTGGTGATTTTCCAGCAGGTCTTGATGTTATGCGTAGTTTCTGTGAATATGTAAGGGTTGCTACACTCAAGGGCGGTATGTTTGAACTCTATAATGCTTAAGGTGTTAATGATTGACACCTGGATATTTATAAGAGTTCTATATGTATCATTTCTATATGAGTATTTTATAGCAAGTGTTAATGATTGACACCTTTATAATTTTTGATTATTAAATTACAAAATAAATATCTATTGTAAATATAAAATGGATTTAGGACATTTGTATAGATATTATAATATTTGCGATAAATGTAGCAAATGGAAAAAACTTTATCTTGAAGAGAAACAAAAATATGAAGACTTAAAGAAATGGACAGAAGAGCTTTTGAAATCTAATCAAGAATTACTTGATAAATTAAAATAATCTTTTTTAATTTTTTTTATTTAAAATATTAATCTTAATATATTTATAAAATATGAAGATTAATTCTGAAAACATGACAGAGAAAATACAAGAAAGCAGACCTAATTTAAAACCTAATTCTATCAAGCAATATGAAACTCATTTGAATAAATTAAAGAAGTTATTTGATAGTGATAATTTTGATTTTTTATCTGATCCTAAAAACGTAATTGAAAAGTTAGAAGATAAACATTATACAAGTAAAAGGAATACATTAAATGCAGTAATTATATTTTTGATGGCTTTGAACCATGATGATAAATATAATGATTTAATTGATTCATATCAAAAGATAAGAGATGAGCTTAATGACAAATATTTAGAAGACCAGCAATCTGGGAAAATATCTGAGAAACAAAAAAACAATTTTGCTGAGTTATCAGAGATAGTGTCTATGATTGACACGATGAAAAAAGAAATAGTAAAACAAAATCTTAAGAATAAAGAAACTTTAACAGGAAAAGAAAAAGAGCTTCTCATGGTTTATACTATTTTCTCATTTTTAGTAAAGTATCCTTTGAGAAATGATTTAGCTGGAATGAAATACATTTCAAAAACAAATTATAATAAGTTAACTGAAGATAATAAAAAGGAAGGCAATTTCCTTGTAAAAAATAAAAACAAATTAATGGCGATTTTGAACGTCTATAAAACAAGCAAAAAGTATGGGGAAAAGGTAATTGAAATAAGCCCAGAAGTTTCTAAGGTTTTAAGAATGTATATCAAGCTGACTGATAAGAAAGTAGGAGAAGTTTTATTTACTAATAGCAGGGGTAATCCTATTACAAGAAATGGGATTTCTCAACTATTACTAAAAACAAGTAAAAATTATTTAGGTAAGAATATTAGTACAACTATGGTTAGAAAGATAGTTGTATCAGATAAGTTTGCAGATATCAAAGAAGAACAGAAGGAATTAGCTGATGTAATGGGTCATGATGTGGGAACACAAAATCTCGTTTATGTTAAAGAAAAATAATATCTTATTATTAATATAATGAAATTAGAAGAAAGAGTAAATAATTATCATAAAACTTTTCCTAATTATTCAAAGCTATTAATAAATAATAAATGTATAGAAGGAATATGGGTTATGGGAAATAATTATACAACAAAGACAACTTTATATGGAGCATATCCTTATGGATATTTAGAAAGAATAAATAGTTTATTTCCTGTTATTAAAAATAAAACTTTACATTTATTTGCTGGTTCTCTTCCTGATAGTGAAGAATATGATAAAGTAGATTTTAATGTGGGGATAGATGCTGAATGTATGAGCGATATTTTACCTGAAAACTTTTATGAATTGATAATGGCTGACCCACCTTATTCAATTGAAGATTGCGAACATTATGGCTGTTGTATGGTTAAAAGAAATGTAGTATTTAAGGAATGTTATAAAATCATGAAAACAGGTGGACACTTGATATGGTTAGACCAAGTATTACCTAATTATAAAAAAGATGAATGGAATATAATAGGAAGGATAGGAATGGTTAAATCTACTAATCATAGATTTAGAGTAATAACTATTTTTGAGAAAAAGTAATTCTTTTCATTTTACTTATGTATACATTTACTACATCTCTAGATTGTTTGAAGCCATGTCCAAAATCTTTATTTTGTTCTTCAATATAATAATCGTTTCTATTTCCTTTTTCTCCATCCCAGTTTAGTTTCCAATAGAAATAATCATTAGTACATTTCCAAACTAAATAGAAATCTTTTTCAGGTTCTCCGTTGAGCCTTCTATGTTTATTATGTTGAAAAGCAAATCTCATTTTAGGAGCATCAAAATATAAAGTATCAATATACATAACTCTACCTTTTTCAGTTGTGTGTTTCATTTCTCCATCAACCCATTCTGTATTAGGTCTAGTTTTTAATTCAACTAATATATTATCTTTATGAAAATCAAAATGAGCATACATCATAGGATCATGTATTAATTCTTTCTTAAAAATCTTTTGTAAATCAGGGAGCGACTTAGCTTCTGATTCTTTTCCAAAATCATAATCTGCTTGAAATCTTTTTGTCATGACTAGTATTATTATATATTCTTTATATAGATTTTATTTTTGATGAAATTACCGCATTAATCTAACATTTTACCCCTAAGCGACGGAGTTAATCTAATTTTATGACTATTTTACTACTTAAAAAAGAACTAATTTTAAAATTAATTCTTTAAATACCCATTTTTGACACTATTTTAGATTAATACCGACGCTTAATATGTATAATATTAGATTAATAGCATTTAAATAATAAAATATATGTCTAATTATAGATAATAATGATGGGGTTTTCCCCAGAAAGAAAAAGAAATGATTTACGATATTTTAAATAAAGTAGGTCTAAAGTCTGTAGGTGCTATTCTTCCGCTCACAGCTCCCATAATTTTAGAAATGTCATATTCAACTTTATTCCCTAAATATTCTTCTACGAAATCTATTATAGCCATAATACTTCTCTCATCAATTTCCCCTAAGTCATAATCTGGATTTACAAAATCTCCTTCTTCTCCCAGAAAGTCATATGCTTGTGCTGGTTGTATCAGATCCTTCCAGTCTTCTTGTTTTACTAATTTAACAAACTCTTCTAGTCCAGCTATTAAAGCGTCTCTTTTAGTTTTATTAGCTTTTGATTTAGATTTTAAAATATTAGAAACATCTTTTAATCTTCTTATAGTTGCCCACATGTTTATGTCTTTCTGCTTACTTCCCCCAGTTGAATCTAAAAATAAATTAGCCATGTATCTTGATACATCAAGCTGATTTATTTTTTGTTCTTTCCATTTTTCAAATTGTTCTTCTCTATATTTTTCAAAATCATCCTTGAAATCAGTTTCAGGCTTCTTTACGGCTTCACCTTTGTCCTTATCGTTTTTTTTAGTTATTGTTTGAGTTTCAAGTAATATTCTACAAACATTCTGGATTAAATCAAACTTCTCAGGATCACCGCCTTTGTCTGGATGTTCCTTAAGTCTTAATTCTTTGCATCTCTTTTTTACTAATTCAGGGGTTTCTTCACTTGCTTTAATTCCTAAAACTTTGAAAGGATTTATTTTCTTTCCCATTTGTTCAGATAATTGATTTAGCTTTTGTGTTCTTTCAAACCTTTCAACCTTGAAACCTTTATCAGATTTCTTTGCTGGTTTCTTTTGTTCCTT